GTTCGATTCAAGAAGCCTGAGGAGGACAAGTCCAGGAGCATCTCTTGGGCTCATGCTCTCGGGGATGTGGTGATTCAGAGCGCGAACATCATGGCAAACCTCTATGGGGAGGTTCTTTGGCATCGGCAGAACCCTGATGAGAAATTGGCTCGGCTTCAAGCGCGGATTGCTGAGCTGGAGGCCGAGAACGCTGCTCTGAGAGCAAACGGAGAAGCCCTAGAGGGCATGGTGCTTGAGGAGATGTCGGGGGGTCTTGAGGCATGACGAGTGCTGTCAATCCGACCCTAAAGATGCCGCCAGGGGAGTTGGAGGGGGCGGAGAGACTGGTAGAGAGAAGGTCGAGCCTTCCCGGTAACTGCAAGCACGGATTTTCGGCAAAGCATTGTCCCGATTGCCGTGATGAGCATCGCATTGGGGCGGAAAGATTCCATCTGATTTTGGAGCTTTCAAAGGAAGAAGTTGATGCTCTGGGCTTAGTAATCAGACAGCAACGTGTGACTTTCAATTCTGGCACCGGCCTGGAAGAAGGCTCTTGCTATAACGGTCCTGGCATAGTTAAGAGTTCCGGCCCCGCTTTTACCGGCGGAGAGATGTACGCTATCAATATTGCGCTGCACCATGAGCGCGAGAGGTTTTGGCATGAAAGAACAAGAGAGCCAGAGATTAGAGTTAAGGACAAGAGCGGATTTGTCTACTTTCTCGGCGGACCGACTAGCGTCAAGATCGGCTGCTCGACGCATCCCGATATCAGGACCCACCAGATCGGAACGAAGCTACCTTTCAAGACTAAGCTCCTTGCCTGTATAGCGGTATCTGACCGTTATGCCGCAGAGAAGTTTTATCATAAAAGATTCGCCGCATTCCGTCTTGAGGGCGAGTGGTTCGCCTTAAGCCCCGAGGTACTTCTTGATACGCCTCGTTGGCCGACTGAAGAGCCTATCGCGGCAAGGAATGCGCCATGAAGACCATCACCTTGGACTGTGGCACTGTCTTCCAATTGCCGTATGCGGACATCTTTCCGCCTATGTCGGAAGCCGAGTTCGCCTTGATGAAGGCGGACATCGGGGCCACCGGGAGCTTTACTTATGCGGTTGTCTATACGACTCGAGAAGACGGCACGATTGCCATCATTGATGGGCAGCATCGGCTTCGCGCGTGTCGCGAACTGGGCATGGTTTGGGCCGAAGTTAGGAAGGACGAAATCCTTGGGCTTTCACCCGAACAGGAGAGACAGCGGGCCATAAACCTGAATCTCCTGCGTCGCCATATGGATAAGGAGGCCAGACAAAGGCTTGTGGCGGACCTGGCCGGCAAGGGGCTTAGCAACACGGCTATCGCAAAGAGTCTTGGAATCAGTGACTTCACCGTCCGCCAAGACAAGAACCGTTCAGGTCCGATATCAATCGGAGCCGAACGGTCAAGAATTACCGGAGAAGACGGCAAGAGTCATCCCTCCAGCAAGCCCGACGAAGCCGAACTCTCCGAGCGTCGCGAGAGAGTCAAGGCCAAAAAAGCCGAGGGGAAAAGCGTCCGCGCCATCGCCAAAGAGGAAAACATTTCAACTGGCACGGTCGCGGCCGACTTGAAGGCGGAAGTCGCTGCCCCAGTGCCCGAAGAAAGCATCGACGAGATTTGCGATCGCCACATAGAACGGGCCTCCCGCCTGGTCATCGATGATGACGAAGAGGAGGCCTGTGACCGCTGTGGCGATACCTGTTGCGGGTGCTACACCGAAGAGGCTGCAGCGATGGAAGGCAAGGCCGTCTGCCAAGAGTGCAATCTTCCTGAGGCCGAGCCAGGGTCTGACTTGTGCGAAGACTGCTCAGCCGTCCCCGAAGAGTCCCCCGAAGAGCCTCCCGGCATGTTTGCCGACATCGAGCCGCCGGATCGACCAATGCCGCCCGAACTGGCTCAGATCCATGAAGGCCTGAAGGCAGAGCCGGCCGCCAAGCCTCACCCCTTCCATGATTTGGACCTCAGCAAGTCAGGCTGGAAAGAATCCAACGAAGACCTGATCACCGACACTCTTTGGAATCTAGGGGCCCGATGGAAGGGGCCGGGCCGCGACGGCTCTTATCACGGCAACTTCATCCCGCAAATCGTTGACCAACAGCTCCGCCGTTACACCAAAGAAGGCGCCATCGTGCTGGACATGTTCCTTGGCGGCGCGACAACCATGGTCGAGTGTCTCCGGCTTGGGCGGCACATCATCGGCGTGGAGCTTCAGTCCGAGATGGTGGATAAAGCCTGGGCTCTGCTGGATCAGCTCGAAAACCCCGCAAACGTCCAAATCCATGTCATTGAGGGCGATAGCTCTGCCGCGAATACGCCGCGAGAAATTCAGAAATGCCTTTTCTCTCATGGCGCCGGACGCAATCTGGAAGGCGTCGATCACGTCTTCCTTCATCCTCCGTACTTCGACATCATCAAATTCACGAATGGCCAGAATCTGTCTGACCTCTCGTCAGCCGAAAACCTGGAAGAGTTCCTCCATAGCTTCTACAGCGTAGCTCGTAACGCATATCAATCGCTCCGCCCCGGCCAGTTCGCGACCTTGGTTATCGGCGATATACCGGACAAGAGCGAAACCATAGAACTAAGCGCTCTGTGCGCCCGGAAGATGCAGGCGTGCGGTTTCCGACTTGTCGCCAAGAACATCAAGGACATTCAGGGCAACGAGAAGGCCAAGGGGAAGAACGCCAACCTTTGGCGCTGGAGAGCCCTCCGATATGGATTCCAGATTTTCAAACATGAGTATGTCTATACGTTCCGGAGGCCAGCATGAAGCCCGACCTTCGCCCCGTGCCCGGATTTCCAGGATACTCTTGCACATCTGACGGTCGCGTTTGGGGCCGCCGCGGGCATGAGTTGAGGCTCATTGCCAAGCCGGATTACGGTCATCTCTATGTCTGGACCGTCACCGCTGGAAAGCAGCGCAAGCTTTGGATTCACAGGGCGGTCATCCTTGCTTGGGGGCCGCGCCGCCGGTCCACCTGCAACCTCGTTCGTCATCTTAACGGCGACCCAACCGACAACCGGATCGAGAATCTTCGCTGGGGCAATGACCGCACTAATGCCGGCGACCGGAGAAGGCATGGCAGGCAGCCCAGGGGCGAGCAGTCCGCCGCTTCCAGGCTGACCGCTGACCAGGTCGCTCATATACGCCGCTTGGCCGTCATCGGCGGGTCTCTCAGGTCGATAGCGAGGATGTACGGGATTCATCACTCCACCGTCCACGCCATCCTGAAGAAAAAGACCTGGAAGCCTGGCCGCGCCAACTACAAACCGCCAACTACAAACCTCAACCAATAGCCGCATAACGCTGGCTGCTATCAAACCATCCTGAAAGTGAGTGCCAATGCCAATCCTCGAAAACATCGCTACCCGAATGCAGCAAGCCCAGGAGAAGACCGGGCTCAGTCAGCGCGCAATCGCCGCCATCACGGGAGCAAAGCTGATCCAAGTCCAACGGGCCGGGAAAGGTGAATCAATCCCTGAATCGGCCCTGCAAACTCTTGATTCATGGCTGTCACAGGTCGAATCGGGAGTGGTGTTCGTAGACCCGTCCAACGACCAGGTCAACGCTCTGACCACCATGTTCACGCGCCAGCTTCATCAGACCGCCCAGCGCCGCATGAACACCCTGGCCGGCGAGTTTGCCGGTCACTTCGAAATCGAGGTGGCCGTAAAGTGGAAGACCAAACCAGAAGAGCCGTGCGAGGCGCGGAGATGAAACTGCTCCAGAGGCGTCGCCATCGTAAAGGCTATCATACCCATCCCAAGCGCAAGGATTCCGGACTCGTGAAATCCCTGCTCTACCTATCTGGCATCAACCGCTCTTCAATGTGTTCTGAGGTGGCTTCGCTGCTTCGAAGACTGGCAGAGGGAAAGGAGTTCCCTCGTGAACACGCTGCAAGATTTTGAGGTCCAAGACTTCTATCGCATCTTTTTCCCGGAGTTCTTTAAGGGCGAGCCCAACTATAGCCCCCAGGTTGGTGAGGTTTCTTTGGGCGAGGCTGAGCCATGACGCTGCTTGGGTTCAGCTTCTCGTTCACGCTAATGGGCTACACAGTCTCTGGCTCCGGCGCCTTGCACCGGGAGGCGAAATGAAGCGCCGGCATCGCCGTGGTGACTTCGGTCCCAGGGTTTGCCCTGAGTGTTTGGTGGCGTTCACTGCGCATCGGCCGAATCAGGTCATCTGCATGGCTTGGGCCTGTTGGAGGCAGCGAACTTATCGCCAGTCGGCTGAGGCACAGAAGGCTAAGCGCCACGCAAGGGCGGCTCAGCAAGAATCACTTTTGCCCCAAGGAGGCACACCATGAAAAATTATCTCTCACTGCTTCGCGACATCTACTGCTCTGGAGTCAGCAAGGGCGTTCGGACGGGGACCGGAACCCTCTCGTCTTTTGGCGATCAGTTAGTCTTCGACCTCGACCACGGTTTCCCGGTGCTCACCACTAAGACGGTCTACTTCAAGCACGTCGTGACCGAATTGCTCTGGTTTCTCCGGGGTGACACGAACATCAAATTCTTGCACGAGCACGATTGTCACATCTGGGACGCTTGGGCCGACCAGGACGGCAATCTCGGCCCGGTCTACGGATCCCAGTGGCGTAGCTGGGGAAGGCTCAGGCAGTACAGGCCTATCGATCAGATATCTGACCTTGTCTCTGGCCTCCAGAAAGACCCTGATTCACGGAGGCACATAGTTTCGGCCTGGAACGTTGGCGACATCGAAAGAATGAAGCTGCCCCCGTGCCACTGCTTGTTTCAGTGCTACGTCCGGAACGATGAACTGGACCTTCACCTGTATCAGCGGAGCGCAGACCTGTTTATCGGCGTGCCGTTCAATATCGCCTCTTATGCCCTGTTGCTAAGGATGCTCGCCCAGGTCACCGGGCTTCGGGCCAAGCGGCTCCTGATCACCTTTGGTGACGTGCATATCTACCAGAACCACATTAAGCAGGTAGAAGAGCAGCTAGACCGAGAGCCCCGCGACCTACCCGTCCTGGTCCTGAATCCCCACGTCAAGGATATCTTCGCCTTTACGCACGATGATATCAGGCTGGAGCACTACAATCCCCATCCGCCCATCAGGGCCAAGGTGGCGGTATGAAGACTACAAAATTCCAGTCGGAACTCATGGGCTTTAAGTCATCTCTCACCGAGGTTCTAAGGCTGGCCAGGCAAGTTGATGACAAGTCTCAGGCCGTTAACGAACTTCAGGCCACCGCCGACGCAGATATCCTGATGGCCATCCTTCCCACCAACGACCCGCGAGAAGTGGACGTGATGCGGGCCCGTCTGTGGCCGACCGAGGAGAATGAGTTGGCCGCCAGGTTGGCTCAGACTGAGGTCAAGCTGGCCGAAGCTGAAGCCAAGCTGGCCCGCGGCCGATCCATTCTCTATCAGGACAGAGACAACACCGGAGTCTGGGGAATGCTGTTCGACCTCTGGTCGGATGATCCAAACGACGAACCGGCTGCTGCCCTGGCCAAGAAGTTCGACCAGGTTGAGCATCTGCGACGTGAGGTAATGGACTTTGCCGTCCTCATGGAAGACCAGCTCTGCCGGCACGATGACCGGCCAGGCTGGAAAGATACTGCTGCTGATGTCCTTTTGGCTCATCTTGGAGAGAACTACTCTCTTTTGCTTGCCTCCGTGGAGAATGGCGAGCCAACTGCCAATGTCAGCAAGAAGGCGGCCAACGTGGCCAACTATTCCATGATGCTGACCGACATCGCTGGAGGCCTGAGCAAGCCATGAAAAAGCACCTCCAGTACCTGAGCTATCTCCTTCGTCACAAGTGGTGGGTGTTCGTCGCAGGGATGAAACTGGGGATTCGCCCCTGGAATCACCCGCAAATCTTTTGGCGTCTGGTGAAGCACGATTGGACAAAGTTCCTGCCCAGTGAATGGCTTCCCTATGTCACCTCTTTTTACAGCGGATGCAAGTGGGAAGACCTGCCACAGCAGACCCGCGAAGCCTTTGACATCGCTTGGAACCATCACCAGAAGCGCAACGATCATCACTGGCAATACTGGGTCCTGACAAACGACGATGGAACTGAAGAGCTTCTGATTCCATCCATCAATGCCATCGTTGAGATGGCTTGCGATTGGGCCGGAGCGGGACGGGCTATTCACGGTCGTTGGGACGCCATGGACTGGTATCTGCAGAACCAGGGGAAAATCAAGCTCAACTTCACGGCTCGAATTCTTGTAGTCAAAGCGCTTAAAGACATGGGGGTAGTGAAGCGTGTCTAAGCTCAAGACCATCACCATAACCTACCGCGTCAGGGGCGCTCAGCTCGGGAGCGAACCCGAATTCTTCGTGAAAGAGCTAGACGTTCTGGCGCAGTACGGCCAGATTGTCATCCACCTGAACCCATACTTCGAATCGGGAGACGATAAAAGCCCGGTCGGCAAGTCGATGCTGTTCAAGTATACGGCCGTACACGTCCCAACCAAGCTAGGCGTCCTCTACTCCAACAACCTGGGCGCCCTAAAGGTTCAGGCCAGAGTGCTGGAAGAGACGTTCTCCGATCACGAGGACTGGAAGTCCGACGACTATCTGCGCTCTTCGCGCGTTCCGGGCCTGAAAGATGTCGTCAACGCCTTTAAGGATATCGGCCCCTCAAAGCGCTGGGCGGCCCTGGAAGTCTGCGCCAAGACTCTTGAGCGAGTGAAGGGGGCGACCAATGTCTGAAACCCTACATGGAATAGTCACCGATGTGGTTCTGCTCGACAAGAACGGCAACGAGCTGCGCCGGCTAACCCCTGAAGAGTTGGCCTGGTGGAACTGTTGGTCCTGTCTCAGCCGAGGTCAGGGCAAGGCCGCGCGAGCCAAAGAGATGGCGAAAATCTATGCTGGCGGCATGGCCATAATGCGCAGCTTGGATCAGGGGGAGGCGGTATGAAGGGCCAGGACCGCGCCATGAAGCCTGTCCCGATTGCGGCGGCTAAAGATATCGCGCATAGATTCGGCTACGACCAAGTGGTAGTGTTCGCCCGCAGGGTTGGGGAACCACCCGAGCCGCATGGCGAACACCTGACCACCTACGGCATCAACAAGGAGCATTGCGATGTAGCGGCGCTCATGGCCGAAAAGCTGGCCACCTTCATGGGATGGAAAGCTGAGAGCACGAAAGACCACGCATCGGACCATCAGCTCTTAGAAGTTGATGGTGACCTGATTGTCGCTGTAGATCCTGCGGTCCCTGGCAATGATGCGACGGCTTTCTTTACGATCGTAAGGTCGGAGCTTGATTCAGAGTTACTCAAAAGAACCGATCAATTCTTGAACCTAATCACCAGCGGCCCGGAAGCGGCTGAGTTCAGGTTTTGGAACATCCACGAGGGGCTGTGGCAGGCCTTTGAACGGGGATACGGCCTGTCCGATCGGTTCGAGATTGCCCGCGAAGGGCCCGTCATCAACGTCAAGCGCTATGAAATAGACCGCCTGGGCCAAGTGGTTCGCCCCGAGGTGTCGGAATGAACCTCGAAGACGGCGCCGCGAAAGTCCACGAGTGGGCCAGCCAGCCGAACGTTAGAATCGCTATGGTAGCGGAAGACTACAATACTCTTGGGCGGATGCTAAAGGCTCTTGAAGGTCTTGACGGCATCGAAGCAGTCTACTACCGACCCCAGCGCACATGGAAGTTCTTCAACGGCTCGATGGCGACGTTCTATCTTGCCAGTGAGCCTGAAATGTTGAGAGGGATACAGGTCCATTACTCCTGGATTCATGGGTATTGCGAGTGGCCGGAATACCTGATGTTCATGGTCCGCCTCGGTCCCAAGCCTGAATCTATCCAGACTTGGGACCTGAAGACCGAGACCTTTCGGTTGGCTCAAAACGTGACGCTGCTCATCAATGATCGACGGTTCGAAATCCGCACCAACAGAAACCAGGTGGAGAAGGCTAGGCCAGACCTTTTGCCTCGTCTCCGGGCTTGGCTTGATAGCCTTGAAGGCGAAGAGGAACCGCTATGACTCACGAATACAAACCAGCCCCTCACCGCCCGCACGGACGCAACGGTCCGAACTTGGAGGCGATACTGAAAGATTACAGGGCTTTGGCACCTGGAGCAATCAACCATGTCATCCCCCTTATTGACGAGATTCGCCACCTTAACGCGGTCATCGACCACCAGCGCGAGGAGATTCGAGCCACAGATAAGGACCATGGAGAATGCTCCGTCAAGCTGGAAAAAGCGGAACGGGATTGCAGCGAACTCCAAAGCGACATCGCCGACCTAAAGAGCCTGTGGGCGGAGTTGATGGCCTGGACGGAAGAACAACACCGTTCGGAATGCTTGGACACCGAGCCCCCCAGCGCCAATAGAATCAGAATAATTGCTATCACGATGGGCCAGGCTGCCGGATGGTTGACCCAATGACCCGACATCACGACGGCCAATGCTCCGGCTGTAAGCGCTCCGCCGAGAAAATGAAATACGCGGGCGGTCACTATTTGTGCACGTATTGCTGGTGGAACCTTCTGAATCCCTCAGAGCACATGCGCCGCTATGACCTACCCCCGGAGATTGCGCGCCAAATCCTAAACACCCACGTGATTCACGGCTACGAACAGCAGTCACGATGGGAGAGCTTTACGATGCGCACTTTTGGCCGGGCGCTTACCGATGGCCTGGCCACCTTCTATCCAACCGCCTGGATGTTGATGCTCGCCTGGATGGCCTACGAGGGCGCTACAGACGGCAAACCTATCAAGGCCTTCGGGCTACTTGTCTTCGGTGGCTGGCTAGGGGCGTGCGCTGTTCACCTTTTCTACACCCGCTACACCGAATGTACTTGTAACAAAGGGGGCCTGGATGACTAGTGTACTGAGCAAATCTGAACGAGACATACTTCAATTTCTAGCCTTTCGGAAGTCGGCATGTTGGAACGCCATCAAGCATCACTTCAATCAAAAAGGCCTGGACCTAACCGGATGCGCCAGCATTCTCGCCCTTCGGAGCAAAGGCCTGATCGCTGAAGGCAGAGCCAACCTTTACTATCCCCACAAGCCAGATCATCAAGTTCTGCTCTATTGGAGCATCAGCGAAGCCGGGATGCAAGCCATCCTAGCCGATCCGTCCATCTGGCCGCCCGGCATCAGATGGGAGGCTAACCATGGCTAACACCTCTCTGGCTGCTGTTGACCATGAAAGCCTGCGGATTGTCCGCCAATTCAGCCGCTATGGGGCCGACTGTTCATCAAGCGACTCTATTTACCGCGATGCACGCGGGCAACACTGGCACGACGCAACAGCGGGAATGGACCTCGTAGGACCGTTCGACGGCGAAGGAGATGCCTTTCACGCCGCCCGCAAATGGGCTGGCCAGCCGGTCACCGATGGGCCATCGGAATTTGAGTATCACAAGCATGGAGGGTAGCGGCATGAAGGCCAAAGCAACCAGTAGGTTGGCGCTATGACACCGGTGACCATTTGCTACCACCTGTCGGTTGACGGCTTTATCACCGTGCCAACCGGAGGAGAACCGGGCAACCTGCTGACCCTGTTGGCAGATGAGACTAGCCAGGCTCCGCTGGATTTTGACTCCTATGACCTGGAAGCCAAATGCGCCTACTGCGGCCGTGAGGTCGACCTGGATGAACTGGACGGCTACGAGTGTCCTTGCCAGGATGAGCCCGGCCCTTGCCCAGATGAGGCCTACGAAACTAAGCGACAGGATGAGGTGGATTTACAGTGGCTCACTTAGAGGTTGCCGGAGTTAAGCCCAGCGAGATTCTGCTCCTGGGGCCGGCCAATGCTTACATCGGCCTGAAGACCAATCGGATTGAGTTCCGGATCCTGCCTACGGGTTCTATGACTCTCGACCTGGCCGGCATGAAGAACGTTGTCGAGGCGCTCCAGTCGCGTATAGACGAGATCACGGATGCCGGGCTTGAGGATGGGAGGCTGTTGGATAGGCCGTCCTTCGAATTCGCCAAAAAAGTAAAGGAGGGTAACAGTGGAGCAGTTTGATGACGATGATGATTTCTCGTATGAGGGAGCGCCTCCTGGCCTGGTGGCCGACCTGGAGTACAAAGACTTTCTGAATTCGGCCCGGCAACTTGAAACGAATCTTCGCGATCAGTTCAAGGGTTTCCGCGGCCAACTGAAAGAGTACAAGAGCGAGGCGGCTCGACTTCGGACAGCAGTGAGGTTTCGAAGTGTCATTACCGACCTGGAGCACATGATCGACCTGGCCAAGGAAGTAGCCAACACCTATGTCAAGATGGTTGTCCCCGTTAGCAACTCAGTAGAAATCGACGGCTGGAAAGTCACCCATCACACCCGCGCTGGCGGCCTTGATAAAGCTGCCTGGTCGCGCGAACTTTCACCGGCACGGCCAGACTTTTCCTCTGACGAGGAGTGGAAGGCTGCCGTGAAGCGAGCCAAGGAGCTAGCCAGAATCGAGGCCGCAGCTGAGAAGGCGGCAAAGGCGAAGGCTGAAGCCCAGGCGCCTTTCAAGATTCCCGGCTGCACGTCCGTCAAATGGACGCGCCAGAACAAATAGTCCCTATTGAGCAAGCTGCCGCCAGGTGCTCAGAGTCACCCCGGAAACGGGTTGAGCAGCCTGGCCAACATCATCGCTAGTAAACGTGAGCCTTAATTCGGGTGGGTCGCCCGGAGACACAAAATGCGCCAGAAATAAACCATACCACTTACGCCTTTACTGTCCGTCTGTTCATAACGCAACATGATGAAGTCCGAGCCATAGGCCATTGGCTCTTTTCAGGTGGTACAAGTCCCGGCCAGGGGTCATCCCTGGCCGGGCATCTCTTCCAATCTTCTGCCTTGCCATTGGCATGTCCATTTCAAAGAAGAGCCCGCCTGACTGGCCGACCCAAACCAAAAAGGAGATACACAATTGAGTACCACCAGCACCAGTGCCAAGGGCAAGAAAGCCAAGGAAGAAGCTCCCGCCGAGGAGACACAGATCGCCGTGGCTGTGAGCCAGGAAGAGGACGAGTTTCGCTACGAGGAGGCCCCGGACTATGTCCATGAAGACCACGACGATGATCCATTCTGGAGTGAGTCGGGTGGGCCAAAGCTTCCGCCATGGCGACACAAGGCGACCAAGGGATTCTTTCTCCTCCGACCTGAAGAGAAGGTTCAGGTCCGGGAGTTTGAGGCGACGATCGTCTTTACCGACATTCCTCGCACGTTTTTTGCACCTAAGCAAGCCTCGCCGTGGCACGCAAAGCTGAAAAAGTTTGGGCTTCCGGCAAACGTTCCGCTCTGCTCTCGTCAGGGCATCGCCGCGGCGCCACAGTTTCATTCTTCGTTACAGCCTGTCCATCACCAGCTCCTGCATCATCGTGGAGCGGGCAATTGCTCGGCCTGCAACTGGAAGAACTGGCTGAAGGTGGAAGGGGGAGACGAGAACCTACCGCCCCTGTGCGACCCCAGCCGAATCTTTGGCGTGATCATGCACAGCCAACCCGAGACGACAAGAGAGATTGTTAAGGGCGACGGGAAGAAAGAGGTCGTGAAATACGGCCCCGTCGAGGAGCATCACGCCCTGATCCAGGTCAGCGGTCTTCGGGCTATCGAGTCAGTTGATGGCGACCTGCTCTCTGTGTTCAAGAAGGGCAAGTACCCATTTCACTCCATCAGGGTGCGATTTTATCAGGAGTCCTTCGAGAACGATTCGGGCCAGACGTTCTACAAGGTTCGGCTCAAAGCCGTTAAATGGAACGATGGTAGTCGGCTTGGCGAGTACCAAGACATGAAAGACATGTTCGAGGTCAGAGCCACGCAGCAAAGGTTGCTGAGTTCTATTCCGGCCGCTGCCGGAGCACTGCAGTCTTCCACGGCTCTGGTCCACGCCCCCGCAACCTCCCAAGAGCCGATTGATCTCGCCGTTGATGACGAAGATACCGACGAAATTCCATTCTGATGGCCGGCGTAGGGATGTCGGTAGAGAGTAAATCCCTCCGGCTTTCCCTCCAGAATGACGCCGTTGTCCTCTGTAGACTGAGGACGCGGTGTCTCGAGGAGGGGAGCCCTAAAGTCGCTGTCTCTGTGCGCAAGTTGGCCCCAGAAGTGGGGCTGGGCGAGAAGGCCACTTACCGCGTGCTCAGGCGGCTCAAGGACCAGGGAGCTATACGAGAGATCTCCCGCAAATCTGGTGAGCCAATCTACAAGCTGGACGAGTGGGGAGACTTTTTCGGTTCGGGAGGCGCCCATGCCTAAGATCCATGATTGCGGCTGGGAGGTCGAGTGTCGGGGGGCACTCAGCCAGGTCCCGGCCATCTATTGCAAGAGCGGGAACAGCACCCTCCCTGATAACGATAGCTACGGGACCTATCGCGGGATGAGTTGGCGATGTGAAAGCAAGTTCACTGAGAGTGACCGGCTGGAATTCTCCAGGCTGACCACCAATGAGCTGACGGTTCTCCACGCCAACCATCTAGCCGGCGGACTTTCCTTCGTTGCCATTGCTCAGGATGTGGCTCTCGGTGACCGCAGGGCCTGGTGTATCCTTTACGCCGATATGCTGGTCATGGGCCTGGGCAATAAGCCTGGGAGTGTCGTCCTGGAAGGGCCGGACCGGTGCCCCTTTCTTTTCCCTATCCCGCTGCTGCCGGCGGACTGGGGCCGTAAGGGGAGTCTCCCTGAATGGTGGTTTGAGCCATGGTTCAAGGCGCAGTTTTCGTTTTATCTGCTCCGGGAGTTCTCTCGCGGAATGGCGGTGTCAGCATGAAGCGCTACTGGCTGTTCCGCTCGGGAATCCTGCAGCATAACCGCCCGATGGACACACTGGAAGAGGCCGCGAAGATTGTAAAGCAGCTCTACGCCGATCAATCCAAGGGCACCAAGAGTCAGCTCCCTAAGGAGTTCACCCTGGTTGAGGAGGAGCTTCGGTACTCCGTTGCTGGCACATACCGCATCAAGGGCAAGAAGATAGACTTCCAAGAGGCTCAGGAAGCTTCTCCTAAGCCTCGTCTTGGCGATGTGGTTGACCTGGTGATGCCTCGCCACGTGATGGACAAGAAGATGCCTAGAGAGCTTCTGGAGCAGAATGAAGCCCTACTGACAACCGCTCTGGCCAGGGCTCGCAAGGGCCAGCACTGGGATGGCTAGGCGCCTCAAAGAAGACGACGACAGCGACCGGGGACCTGTGTTCCCCAAGCGGCGGCTTTGCAAGTGTGGGCCTGATAGGCTCGGAGTCTACTCGGTAATCAAATCTGTGCGAGTAGGCAAGCCCACCGCTTGGGGCCATGTGGTCACCAAGAAAGAGCAGTCTCACCGATGCGTTGACTGCCGGCTGCCGGTGGACGGAGCCTGGAAAGAGGCCCTCAATGGCCAGGCTTTTGATCGCGACTGGCGCCCGGTGGTCGGCCACCCTCAGTTCGAGCACCTTCGCAAAGCGGGCCATTTCACCATCAGGATAGCCGAGACCAAGGACGTGATTGGCTTCCTGGTCCAGGACCCCAAGTTCCAACTCTGCGCTTCCGCTGACCTTCAGCACTGGGAGACCCTACCGGACAAGGCCAGAGCCCTGGCCTACCTGCTTTTTATCCACGAAACCCCACTTTAGATAGGACCCATATACGATGTTTCTCCGGCTCCATACGGACTTCGGTTTCAGTGTTGTCCCTTGTTATCCAGGCGCCAAACGGCCGTGGCTTGAGACCTGGACGGACTATCAGACAAAAAGACCCACTCTCGATCAGGTCGCCGAGTGGTCGGCGGTCTACGAGCGTTGGGGCATAATAACTGGCGGGGTTTCAGGTGTTGTCATCGTTGATACGGACAATCCAGAAGCCGAAGAATGGGCTAAGCAGAACCTCCCGGAAACACCCTGGGTTGTGTTGGCCGGCCGGCGAGACGACGGCTTCCGAGGCGTTCACAGGTACTATCGGCACCCGCTAGACGGCGCCAGGTACCCAAACAGGGCTCGTATCAAAGTCGCGCCAGGTCAAAAGATAGCCCTCGACGTCCGAGCTGATGGGGGTTTTGTGGTCGGGCCAGGGAGCCCTCACGAGTCAGGGGTCACCTATGAGCCCACGCGCCAATGGGACCCAGCCGAGATAGCCACTCTGCCCGTTTACGACCCCAGCTGGTGGCCCGTTGTTGAAGAATTGCCACAACACCCTCTGCGCTCCGAGCCGATCAACCGATCACCATCGGCAGATAGCGGCAAAAGAACCGCACCGTATAACAGGGCCTCCGAATGGATTCTAAGACGCGAGCCAGCCATCGAGGGTCAGGGCGGCGACCAGCACACCTTCCTGACCGCCTGCAACCTGCTAGAGTTCGGTATAACCCAGGATGAAGCGTGGTCTCTGCTCGTAGACTGGAACGAGACCTGTCAGCCCCCTTGGAGCGAGAAAGGCTTGAGATCGAAGCTCAATAACGCCTTGAGGTTCGGCGGCAAATACTCCAAGGAGAACAAGGAGCTGCCCACCGAGTCTCTAGACTGGCTCGAGACCCTGGAAGTGCCCTGGGACCAAAGACCCCACTCGGAAAATCTTGGTCGCCTCAAGGGCGTTTTCGGCCTCAAGCCCTTCACAGCCGGCCAGGCCGCCGAGGTATTGATCGGTGAGGGCAACAAGGGATCGGCCACCAAGATCGGCCCCTGGCTGAAGGCTCAAGTTGACCAGGGAACGCTCATTTTCAAGCGAGGGATCCAGAGAACCTATCAGTTTGGAGGTTCCGCGAGGTTCCGCAAAGAGGCCCAAATGGAGCTTGAGGTGTCATGCGACCAATCGAACATGACACCTTCGGGGCCCGATCAAGGTGTCATGAGGTGTCATGAACTTGAATACATGACACCTTCTGGGCCCAACATGACACCTCATGACACCTCAAAAGGTGTCATGTATTCAAGTTCGGAGGTGTCGCAAGGTGTCATGTTCGATTCCCAACATGACACCTTGGTTGAAGCATCTGAGAATCTGGACTGGCTAGAGACCCTTGGGCAAGCTAGTACAAATGAACCATCTCTTGGCCAAGCTCAGACAGCTCAGATTCTCATTTTTGCACCTCCCAAACCGATTGTGAGCCTGAATGGCGATCTCAATCGCGAGATGGAGGACACGGCCGATGCTGTCCAGCGGATCAACGATCCTCCCTTCATCTTCGCAAGAGATACAGAAATCATTCGCGTCCTGCCGGCGCTAGCTGATCAAAGAGGCGCCGTGATTCAGCCCATCACCGAGAAGCTCTTCAAGGCCATTTTGACGCAGCGCATTCGATTTCAGCGCAAGAAAAAGAAAGATGAGGACACCTGGATTGTGACAGAATCATCACCATCGCCCGAACTGATAGCATCGATCCACAGCGCTAACGAGGTGCTAAACCTGCCCCAGCTCCGCCGCGTGACCGCCCTTCCGGTTATGGACTATGAGGGCAATGTCCGCACGCAGCCCGGCTACGACCCCAACACTAAGACCATCTATGAGCCCGCTCTGGGAGTTACCGTTCCGCCTATCCCAGAAACCATCACGCCGATGCACGGAGCTGAGGCTGTTAAGCTCTTTAGGGATGAGATGCTAGTAGACTTCAAGTTCGCCAAGGACGGGCTTAGCTGGGACGGTGAGGCTTGCTCTGCCTCTCTCGCCAATACCATCGCTCTGATGCTGGAGCCCACGGCCAGAAGCCAAATGAAGCCGGGCTCCGTGTCTCCGCTGGCGATGATCCAGGCCTCACGAAGGAATGCCGGTAAGTCCAAGCTGGCCAGGTCTGCCATCCTTGTTGGGACTGGCGCCAGGCCAGACGACCTGAACCCACCCGAGAAAGACAATAACGTAGAATGGAGCAAGGAGCTTACCAAGTGCCTCAACTCCGCCGCTGAAGCCGTGCTGGCCGACAACATGCGCGGTCACGCCCTGGATAACCAGATGCTAGACAGGCTGCTCACCAGCCCGTCCTTCTCTCCTCGAGAGTTCTTCGCTCAGCGCTCCCTGACCCTGACCAACAACAAGACATGGGTGGCCACCGGCAATAATCTGGAGCTGCACGAGGACACCGCCAGGCGCTGCTACTACATCAAGATCCACCACCAACCAGAAGACCGTGAGGCGTTCAAGAACGGCGAGATTGAGGAATGGACTGCTGCCAACCTGGGGCGTATGGCCTGGGCGGTAAGGGTGCTAGTCCGAGGCTGGATCCAGGCTGGGAGGCCGCTCTGGAAGACTCTGAGGCCTGAGACGTGCATGGGTAAAGATGGCTCTCCGCGACGCTTCGACTCCTTTGAAAGCTGGGCCGATGTCCTTGGCGGAATCCTGGACTGGGCCGGTATCGAGGGGTTCATGACCAACTACAAGGCCGCCCAATCCCGAGCAGCATTCGACGACCAGGAAGCTAACGATTTCTTCGAGTTCCTATCGGAGAAGTTCAAAGACAGGGTGGAGTTCACAGCGGCCGAGGCAGCCCTACTGTTGCGCACAATGGACCGCTACGGGAAGACCGTGGACTACCTGGGCAACACCATCAGGATCGAAGAGGGTCAACTGCTGTCCTCTCGGTCGGTGGTGACCAAGATGGGCAAGTGGCTCAACGGGCATGTGGAGCAGTCTCGGAGAGGAGTACACATGTACTACCGGCAGGGGCGAAATGGGCGGGTCTACTGGGTCGCTCGGGATGCGGAACCTGCGGAACCTGCGGAACCTCGCGGAACCTCATTTAGGGGAGGTTCCGCAAGCGCAAAGCCTTATGATTCCTCGCTAGAGCACCCAGTGTGCGGAACTGCGGAACCTTTTTCTGACCCTCCATGCATGCGCGCGCGCGAGGAATTGGATCAGGAGAAATATATTCAAGGCGAATTAGGATTTTGTATAAAGGGGGAGAGGTTCCGCGAGGTTCCGCAGGCACCGCCCGACCCAGCACCCTGGGATCGTCTGCTGGGTCCCGGGGTTCGACCCCTCAAGAAGCCTAGCTACGCCCGCGATGGGATGATCCTCGTTGAGACCAACCAGGGCCCGCGGAAGTACCCGGAGGAGATGTTCGAGATCTTCCACGTCTGGGACCAAGAGGTGAAGAGGGGCGGCCATGGCGATGAGTGAGGCACAAGAGCCGTTCTGGGCTGAGACTGATCGCCAACGGATTGCACTCAAGGAGGCCGAGCGCCAGTTGGCTCACAATTCCGTCGATCTCGCTGACGCTCTCGGCAGAATCGCCGTGGTATTCGCGGTCGGAGTGCCTGCGTCAGGGCTAATGGCTCTTGCCTTGTGGGGTCTTGGGGTTCTCGTCCACCGAATCGGCGTGATCCTGCCCGCAAGCTTGGCGCCGCTATTCATCGGGGTTCTCCTCGGCTGCGCTCTCAAGTCTTGCATAAATCGCGAAACCTCGAAAGGTAAACGATTTCTGAGGGACTGGCCGTGAGTGCCGTGGCCACCCAGACGCCTCACCAGCTCTGGGAGACGGTCCAGGTCCATCTGGCTAGCTCCGGAGCGCGAATCAGGTACCTCGGCCCCGGATGGGCTATGACCGATCCGAGGAAGCCTAAGCTCGAGAAGCGGTTGGCCGAGATATTCAACGACCTCCCTCAAGACCTCACGGAGGCGGGCCTGCACCGATGCGAATGTGGCGCGGCCAGCAACTTCGCCCATGCCATCGGCTGCCTACACTGCGACAGGGGCAACCTGAACATGAGCAGCAAGCTGGCCAAGCTCCTGGCCTTCTACGCTCTGCGATGCTGGCGAGTCCAAGGGGCGGTCAGGGTGATGACGCAGCCACATCCGGCAACCGGGCGCCGCGAAGAGCTCGTCTGGCTCAGCCTGGGCGAATCGGAGGAGATGACTGACATCCGGCGGCGCCTGGAGTTTCACTTCGGGGACGAGATCTATTTCAACGTTTACCAGTGGGAGTTCTGAATGGCATGCCATCCAAGTGTGAAAATGTATCCTGATCGCCTTCTTTACTGTCCGTCACCCTGGGTGGGACAATTTGTCCGAGGTATTACGATGGTTATGTGTGGAGACGGATTCCCTTTTGTTGTCGGCCTGAGTGGCTATGCTCAGGTGGGCAAGGATACACTTGCGGCCTTCATCCTGGAGCGCTATGACGCGGCCAAGGTAGCCTTCGCCGACGAACTCCGGGACACCATTGAGATCATCAATCCCTTGATCGATTTCGGACACCCTCGACCTCCATCGCCGATCAGAAAGCTGCTGGAGAGGTACTCTTGGGACGATCTAAAGCACCTCCCCGAAGTGCGCCGGCTGATGCAGGTCGTGGGCACCGAGATCTTTCGGGAGCGGGTATCGCCGGGATACTGGATCGACCGATGGCGATCCCGAGTTCTGCAGACCGGGAAGCAGATCGTGGTCGCCTCTGACGTTTGCTTCGGTAACGAGGGCGATGTCTGCGATGTGGTATTCCGTATCCTGCGACCAGGGTATGAACCCCTGAACGGGCACGCCAGCGAGCACCAGGCCGTCCAGGCGCATCATGTGCTGGTCAACGAGGGTGTACCTGCTGACCTGGCCGATCAGTTGTGGCGCATCCTGGATAACCACTATTGCCTAAGGCAGCGGGCGGAAGCGGTATGACCGAGGTTGCAGCGGCAGAGGAGCGACACGAAACCACCTGCCCCCAGTGCTGGCTAGACCCGCTAGAGGTCGGGCCCGGTGGCAAAGTCCCGATGGAGTTCGGCCCGGTTGGTGGCCGACCTGTTGGGGTGGACTGCCCAGAGTGCGGCACCATCTACTTCGAGGAGCAGCCCGAGAGCAAGTCCGGCGGCCCGAGTCGAGGGGAGATCCTGGAGTGCTGGCACGAGGACCGCAAGCGCGGGGAGCGAGGCGGCGGGAGTGGCAACAAGGGGCCGCGAAGAGAGAATGTCCCTCCAAACCCCATCAGGATGGACCAGGCCTGGCCCGGATTTCCCGAGCGGTATGCAGACGGACAGAAGAGCGAGACGATCAACCCAATGGCCGCGCCCATTTACGCGACGATAACCCGGGAGGTTGACGATTGGCTCCAGGCGAGCATGGTTGCATATCGGATGACACAGTCAGACTTCATAAGGCTTTGCCTTGAATGGGCCAGGCGCCAAGCCCCAGAGGTGGACGGCAAGAACCTGTCAAGCCAGTGGAAGCAACGCAAGCGGATCTGCTTTTGCTTACGAACCAACGAGAAACCCACACTCACTTCAATGGCTGCTTCGGCTGGAGTCGTCCGACTTGGTCATTACGTCGCGATGATACTTGACATTCTGCGTCGGAGACCGAGTTTGCGCAGGGGCCTGGAGGAGATTCGCGAAGACAGCCTGAGGACATTCCTCTAAAAAGACGTTTGACACCTGATCGAGAAATGACATAAATTAAATCTCGTAAACCTGTGCCCAAATGAAGGCGGCCTCCGAATGACGGGGCCGTTTTTCATATCAGGGCCTTCGCGCCTAGAAGCCCGGCACAGGCTCGACCAGCACCAATGTCAAGCGGAAAATGTTAACAAAATTTTACAAATATGTTAACATGAAATTACCTCAATAAACCGCTTGTGGGGTAAGGACGCGCGTCCTGTGATACTCGGACCAATTTTTCGAAGGGGGGTCCTTCCGTTCGGGCGCCTCATGTGCGGCCATAGATGACCCCTGATATAATCGTCGCCGCAAAAAATCCCCAACCCCCTGGGGGACTTGACAATGGCAAAAACCAAGAAATCTTCCCATCACGGCGTCGAGGGTCCGTGGACCACTCACGAGATTGAGTTTGTCACCGCGTATTTCGCGAATGACATGAATAAAGCTGCCGCGGCCACGCAAGTCTGTGGGTCGAAGGACGAGCAGGCTCGGGTTGCAGGAGAGGAATTCTGCAAGGTTCCTCACGTACGCAAGGCGATCAGCAGGCTCTTCACCAAGGGCCTGGCCGATTTGAACGTCGCCGTCCACCAGCAACTGATGGAGAGATGGCGAGTGCAAGCCTTCGTGGACAGGTCGTCGATCTACGACGATCAAACCTTCCGGGTTAAGCCGCTCAAACAATGGACTCCGGAGCAAAAGATGCTACTCGAGTCCGTCACCTACCAGACAACATCTGAGGGCGATGTTGTGGCGACTCCTAAACTTGTCTCTCAGGATCGCGCGATGCTCTGCTTGGCCAAGGCTGCCGGAGTCCTCCTGGGCACGCTGGGCGAGGGATTCGGAGACTTCGAGGGCGAGGTTAAGGCTGTCCGTGAGAAGGTCGCCAAGGCCGCCCTGAAGGCCGCCAACGCCATCGCCAAAGCTCGGGCCAAAGTGGCAAAGCCCGAAGCCAAGAAACCCAAGGATGATAAGCGGTGACTCCCTTGAGGAGTGCCTGGACCTCGGGCTCGACATCGACAACATGTCGACGGCAGAGCAACTGGCCCTTATGCCTGCAGAGGCAGAAGAGTTCTACGAGAGTCTAACCGAGGACGAATGGCAAGTCCTGCGCTACGAGTGGTCGCACTGGCGAAGGCCCAAGCAGTGCCTACCGATCTTGTTAACCTGGTTCATCTGGCTACTCATGGCCGGCCGAGGATTCGGGAAGACAAGAACCGCTGCCGAGGCTATCCGAGAGAGGGTTGAGTCCGGCGAGGCTCGTCGGATATGTGTTCTCGCCCCAACAGCGGCAGTTGCCCGAGATGTGGTTGTTGAGGGTGAAAGTGGAATCCTCGAGATTTGCCCGCCCTGGAACAAGCCAAGGTTTTTATCCTCGAAGCGGCGCCTGGTTTGGAAGAACGGCGCTCAGCTCACCTACTTCTCTTCCGAGGAGCCAGAGCTGCTCAGGGGAGGCCAGTTCGACACCCTCTGGGTCGAAGAGCTATGCGCTCTAAAGAACTCCAGGAAGTGCTGGGACTTCCTGATTCCAGCCATCCGGCTAGGCAAGCCGAAGATCATCATAACGACGACGCCCAAGCGGCGACACCCGATCTTGAATCAGCTTCTCGAGAGAGCCAAAGCCGGGGAGTCGAGTCGAATCGTCGTTACCCGCGGAACGACCTGGGAAAACTCCGGCAACCTGGCTGATGAATCACTCCTCGAATTGGAGGAGACTTATGCCGACACAACTATGGGTCGGCAAGAGTTAGAGGGCGAAGTCCTTGACGAAGTTGAAGGCGCCTATTGGACGGAAGCTAAGATTGACGCCGACCGGGTGGAAGAAGCCCCAGCGCTTGTACAGATTGCCGTGGGCGTCGACCCTGCAATCAGCTCCAACAGTCGCTCCGACGAGAACGGCATTGTAGTTGTCGGGAAGTGCGCCAATGGTCACGCCTACGTGCTTGGCGACTACAGCGTTCACGGTAGTGCCGAAGAGTGGGGCAAGGCACTCATCGAGGCCTGCCGAGACTTTGATGTAGACGGAATAAAAGTTGAAACGGTTCGCGGCGGAAACCTGGTTCGCCGGAACATCGAGATGGTCGCCGATGGGGAGAAATTCGAACTCCCTCCCATCGACGAGATCAACTCTCAGGAACTAGACAAGCTGAGCCGGATCGAGCTGTATTCCGGACTCTGGGAGAAGCACAGGGTTCACCACCTGGCCAAGCTCCTCCTGAAGAAGCTCGAAAATGAGATGACCGATTGGTCACCCTTGGAGTCCAAGTACAGCCCCAATCGCATCGACGCGCTAATCATGGCGATGTCATTGCTCTTCCCCGAACGTGAACAAACCGTGAAAATTACCAGCGCCAGACAGATCATAGTCCCCGCGGATGCCTACAAGCCGAAGCGTCCGCAGATTCGCCAGAGGATGGCGTCCTAATGGCTCTTTTCGGCATACTTGATCGATGGCGCGCCCCAAAGCAGGTCCCGGCGCAAGGTCACTCTCTTGAGGGTCAAGCTGCGCAGACATCAGTGGCCGAGCCAGAGCCGCGCAAGCGCCGCCGAAGGTTTGTCGAGGACGGTCCCGCGCCTACTCGGACAGCGGTTAAGCCGCCTCTCACCCGCGACAATCGCCGAGACCTGTCCGAAATGAAACACGAGCGAATGCGGGAGATCGCTCGTTATCTCTGGCGGCAGAATCCGGTAGCCAAGCGCGGGATTCAGAACTTGAAGGCCTTTGTGACCTCGGAGGGCTTTCGGGTGCGCTCCCTGGCCACAGATCCCAAGAAAAGAGAGCGGGTTCAGAAATACCTTGATAAATGGTGGGAAAAGAACCAGTGGGACGACCTTTTCTCGAAGCGGGTCGAGACGCTATCCGTTGAAGCAGAGTGGTTTTACTGGGAGGGACTGCCGGACGCTGAAGGCATAGCCAAGCTCTGCGCAATACTACCCGAGAACGTCAGGCACGTAGAAAGAGATCCCCTTGATGCCGAGCGGATGCATCGGGTGACACTGCGACAGCCCCTTGAGTTCTGCGTCGGGGAAGCCAGACATGTAAAGCATCACCTATCGATCATCGACGAGCAGAATCTTGATGGCGACGTTCATGTCCTGCAAATCAACACGCTGACCGGACAGACTCGAGGCTTCAGCGATCTGCTAGTCGTTTCGGACTGGCTAGACTACTTGGACACACTAACGTTCACTGAGATTGAACGAGTCCAGTTTCAGCGGAACTTTTCTTGGTTCGTCAAGCTGGATACAGATGATCAGGCAATCATCGATCAGAAGCGTGACGAGCTAAATGAGCAAGGGCCACCTGTGCCCGGCTCCCTAAAGGTCCATGGGAACGGCGAGGACTGGGATCCAAAGTCTCCCGAGCTTCACCTTGAAGACAGCGTGGCTTTTATCAAGCTAATAATGCTCATCTGCTTCGGCGGACTGATCATGCCAGAGCATTACTTCGCCAGCGGCGGTGACGTCAACAAGGCTACTAGCGCGAACATGGACACTCCGGTCTGGGCGTTCACCCGCGACAGAAAGGGCCAACTTCGCTCCTTCCTCCGACGCTGTATTGTGCGCGCGTTACGGAACCTGATTCGCGCTGGCACCTTGGCCGGCATGACAGAAGATGATCTGAAATTCGAGATCGTTTCTCGCGACCCAGACCGATCGGCCTACGACCTAATCGGCGATATGCTCAAAAAGCTTGCCGAAGCCCTGCAGCTCGGGGAGCAACAGGGGTACATCTCGAACGTCGAGGCAGCCAGAGCCTACCGAATGGCTGCTTCGGGCCTGGGTTTAGGAGACTTCCCCGGGGTCGATGAGCAGTCTCTTGCCCAGGCTAAGGAGATGGTCAAGCAACGGCTGGAGTTACAGAAGCAGACCCTCCAACAACAGTATCCGACAAAGCTCCCCGAGGCGACGTTCGTTGCTGAGTCAGAATCTTCTGAAGACCTAAAAAAAAAAGTCCTTGCTGCTGAATATGAACAAAGTCTCGTATCGGAACTAGAGAATCGAACCGAATCTGTTCAGCTAACACGCGAGGCCGCGAGAACTCACGCAGAGGCCATGTCGCGACTGGCATCTCAAGTTCTCCTTAAAAACAGTGGCCTTGAGATTAACCTGGACGATATTGAGGATCGACTGATCGGCATTTCAGAGAAGTTCCGTAAGGATTATCCCGCCAAGGGCTTTTCTTTGATGGCTGATAGCGCCAAAAGCTTTGTTGATAAGTCGTTTCAGCCATGGGGCTTGACAGTGCCAAGCGGCTCGATATTCATCCCCAGGGCCGGAAGAGAGCCTGAGGAGTTGACCTGGCAGCGCCGAGTGTCTCTGGAAGTTATCCGTCGGGCGCCGGATGGAATAGATCGCAGCGTCGGAGGGCGCAATCGCAACATTCGACGAGAGGGTGAAGCCTGGGCCTACTTCAGCAGCCTTGATTTCGCGGCCGAGATTCGCAAGCGCGCCACGGAAGCAAAGTCACAGGGCTTAACGATGGCACAGTTCGCGGGGTCTCTCGCGTCAGATACGCGACTACGGGACAGCTTGGCCGCGGCTATGGGCGATAAGATTGCCGACAATGCCGAGTATTTCCAGCTCAAAGCAGTGAGAAGAGCTGAGCAGATGGCGCTTCTCGATTATCAACGAGAAAATCCGCTTGCCGGTATCGCCCGAAAGTTCTTAAGGATCAAGAGTTCAAGTGGTCCCTGTGGAAGGTGCGATCCTCACTCAGGAAAAGTCTATCTCCTGCGTGAAGGCCCCAGTCTTCCGATGCATAGGAAATGTGGATGTACATACCTCCCTAGCGTAGGCGGAGCCTCATCGCCATTTGGGAGGTATGATGCAGAACTGTTCTCCGATGAAGGGCTTCCCGCCGCATTTCAAGCAGTATCGGTCTTTCCGGCTGTAGCCAGAGAAGTGTTCCAAGCCGAAGGCGCGGCATGGACTACGAGCGGAGGCTTCTTGGCTAAACAGGGCCGCTTACCGGCGCCAGTTGTTCCTGAATGGGACATCTCCGGCCTCGATTTGTCACAGCAGCTCGCAGCAATCGAGGCTCGCGGCCCGATGCCCGCCAAGATTGGTGGCACGGTTGGCCTGCGTTATGAGGACGGAGGTTCTTGCCTAACTCACTTCACCATTCCTGGCCATCGGGACCGACCTCGCCTCTATCCAATTGCGTTAGAGACCTTGCGAGACCCGGACGCTAGGGGCTTCTTTGGCCGGATGGGTCAGTACTACTATTTCAAGAGGTTTCAGAAGGACCCGACTGGCGAAGCCTCCGTCTTTATGGTAATAACCAAAAGGCAAGACTCAGGAGAATCTCTGGTTACCTGGTACGAGGTCGATCAAGGGCTGCAAAAGGCGAATAACGTGATCAAGGCGATGGAGAAGGTTAGATGGTTCCGGTAGTAGGCCACCAGTTAGAGGACCGATGTCTCTTGGTGTCCTTTACCGAGGTAGAGCGCTCTAACCTGGAGAGAAAAGACCTTTGTACTCTGCCGATGGTGGACGGAGCATTCTATAACGGGGCACTCCATCACATCGCCCTCATAGGGGCGGAATCACATTTCGGTCCGCGGGGTGAGTTTTGGCAAGAGTGGTCCGCCGAAGGGAAGGCGGCTGAATCTTTGGGTCCCTACGTTTTGGATGGTCAGGAATTTGAGTTGAGGGCTCTGCTGGAGCATATTTACAAGAAGGAGACACGCTGATGTCTAAAGACACCAAAACCGAAATCAAGAAGGCTCCCCCTAAGGAGCCTTCTCTCGTTCTCGCTACCCGCGAGGGAGATTTCGAGTTCGATACCCAGGCAGGGTATGACGCCGCTCAGAAGATTCTGGGCAAAGATCGCACCGCGGCCTGGGCCCATCGCACGGGAGCCAATCAGGTCCGCTTCCTGTCTTGGCCCGATGGCCAGGAATACTTTGTTCCCGATGTCTAAACCCCCAGGAATCAGACTATTCGCGCGGTCCAGGCCGAAGCGAATCAGGCTATGGGAGAATGAAGAGGGCTTGCCGCAAGGTGAGCCCTCTTCCATTCCTACTGATTCCGGGACATCGGCGGCTGGCCCGGAAGAGCAGCAATCGACAGAGTCTGTCCAGCAGGCTCCCGAGCTGGCTGGCGTTGTCTTTACCGACTCCTTGGAGGAAAGCGCTAGACCGACCCCTCTGGTCCTTACCGGCTCAATTCGCGAGACGGAAAGGGGCCGCCAGTGGGAGATGGTCTTCATCACTTCCGGATGGTCTCTTAACGGTCGTTACTACTCGTCAGAGATTCTCCGCCAGGCTCTCCATCTTTTTGAGCGGGCCCCGATCAGTCTCTACGGCTACGAGCAGAATCAGCGCGAGCACGTTCCCACCCAGTACCGCGACGCGGCTCCCGGCCTGGTCGCCAACATTGCTGGATGGGGGGTGAACGTTCGTGAAGGAGAGGAGAACGGAAAGTTCGCCGTCCTTGCTGATTTCGAGTGCGTATCCGAGCACGTGCGCAGCCTCCTCCTGCGAGCGACGGAGATGGGTGGACCCATTCCGTTCGGCATCAGCATTGATGGCATCGGCCAGAGCCGCGAGGGCGTAGCCGAGGGACGTCGCGGTGCCATCGTGATCGCTATCGATCACATTTACGAAGGAACAATAGTTGACCGGCCAGCCGCCGGCGGCAAAATAACGAGGCTAATCGCCTCCGAGAACTACGAAAGGAGATACAACGTGAACCCTAATAAGAAGAGACTTATCACGTTTTTGCTGAAGTTCGGCCATAAGGCCGGCGTAGCTCCGGCGGCTGTCGGGAGCTTTACTGAATCGGAACTGGCCGGGGCATCAGCCAAGGTACTGCTGGAGATGGATCCTTCCCAGCCGATGATCGAGGTCGCCATGGACTTCATCGGCGAGGGCAAGACCGAGGAGGCCCTTAAGGTGCTAGCCAAGCTGGCGTCTACCAGAGCCCCGGCTGAGGAGGTCACAGACGAAACTGTAGCAGTCGGACCGCCCGTAACCGAGAGTATTGCCGAGAGCGAGACCGCCAGGGCCAACCGAGAGGCGCGCCTGGAGACTGCGGCCATCCGATTGGATCGGATGCTCGAGAACAGCAAGCTTCCCGACAAGGCCGCCGCTTTGGTGCGGAGTCGATTCGAGAACCGTCTGTTCGAGGCCGCTGAACTGCAGCAAGAGATCGACAATGTTCGCGCGGTAATCGCCGAGCATTCACCCGTTTCGGGTCCTGTCCAGGAGGCCGGAGTGAGCGTCTCCATTACGCACGACCAGGGCGACAAGTGGATGCAGGAGGGCGAACTTCTCTTCGGCTATGACCCAGTTCGGGACAGCAGTCTGACTGAGGCTCAGAAGCAACAGTACAGGAACCTGGGCCAGGTCTATTCTGTCAAGAGTTGGTTCGAGCGGGGCCGAGGAGCCTTGTCGGAGGCTGTGTCCGGGGACTTGCCTCTCATCCTGAGCAACGCGATGAACAAGGTGATGCTGCAGTACTTCGAAGACTCTCCGCGCCACTTCGAAGACATCATTTACATCCAGCCGGGAGTAACGGACTTCAAGGAGCAACAGGGCCTCTTGATGCACGGCTATTCCGGCCTCCCCATCGTGCCGGAAGATACTCAGTACCCCAACCTTGGATTCCCTGGTGAAGCTAAGCGCGGATACAACGTGGATACCCGCGGCGGACTTGCGGTTATCACTCGCAAGATGATCAAGAATGATGACCTGCGTGCCTTCCAGGACATTCCTCGACGTATCGGCCAGGGCGCTCGTCACGAAGAGAACCTGTTCCGTGGACGGATGGTCACCGGCCAGCTCGGCGGCGGAGCCATTAACACCGATACGAGTTGGACGAATCTGGTTCTTTATCACGCCTCTCACGGCAACTTGCGGACGGCCGCTCTGTCAAAGGCCGAGATCTTCCTCTCTCGTCTGGACATGATCAATCAGAAGGAGTTCGCCAACACCACTACCACTGGAGCGGACATTACCGATTCGGCAACTTCGCTAACGGTCGCATCGACCAAAGGACTCTTTGTTGGAGCCCTTCTGCTCATCGAGTCGGAGGTAGTAAGAGTGACTGCGGTCGGCTCTGCAACTGCGCTGACTATCACAAGGGCGTACGACGGGACAACCGCCGCGGCGCACACCTCTGGCGCCGTGGTGCGGCAGCTAGGCCGACCCATCCCAGCTAGAGCAACTCACCTCTACTTCCCGAGCGAACTCGAAGACGTAGCTTTCACCGCTCTGAACAGTGTTCAGCTTCCGGGGTCAGCCAACAACGACGCGAACTTCATCAACGTGAAGGCCAAAGAGGGCCAGATTATCCCTCACTCGGTCCACCGCGTCTACCTAAACAGTGACTCCAACAACTGGTTCCTAGGCAACGACAAACGCGACCATGCGTCCTTGCGAATGGGCTACTTGGACGGCAAGGAAGAGCCAGAGTTCATTCTAGAGGAAGGGCCTACCGACTACGATATGTTCAACTTTGATCGCATCGTTTGGAAGGTTCGTCACGAGTACGGCGGAGTCCAGGACGATCACCGCGGACTGCACGCCAACCTGGTGAGCGGCGGAACCTAGTAGCCTCAAGCTAAAAAAAATGACAGCGAGGGAGAGGGTTCTGCGGAATCCTCTCCCTCTTTTGTCGGACCCATAAGCATGAATCTCATTGAATTCAGAGTCCTCGTCTCCAACAATCATCGAATTCCGGCGGGAAGCGAAATTCTGTCCACCGGCGACGACAGCCAGGAAGATCAGGCCATCAGCGGGGCGGTGAAGGCCTACTCCACCAGGCTGCCTTTGGTGCGCTCAGGGAGCATAGTCCTCACGGACCACCGAGGAAACCTGACGGACATAGCGGGCTGGGTCGATGGCTGGAATGTGAAAGAGGTCTACCAAGACGGTATCCGCCTACCCGGCAACACTTGGGTTTCAGGAGTGAGCGGAGAGGGCCACCCTCAGATCACAGCTTCGGTGACCGGGACGGTCCAAGTCATCTATGGGAGAACTCACGAACTTGACTCTTCGGGCACTACCATTCCGGCAATCGATCATGAGGCCGTCAGCCACCTGGCTGCTTCTCTTGTGCTGAGCCAGGCCGCAAACGACTACGCCCAAAAGAAAAATTCTAGCATTGACGGCGATAGTGTTGATTATGCTCGTCTTTCCGGCGAGTACTTTATGAGGAGTCGCGACGAGGCCAAGCTTTATGAGGAGCATCTCAAGCGTCGCACACCTAAGCGCTCAGCAACTGTGAATTGGTCTTCTCGATCTCGATCTGGTCTTGGCAGAATGTTTCAGGATGATCGTTTTTCGTGAACCTTGGCATCGCGATCAAGAAGACCGGTCAGCTCTGGCATTATCAGGCTGATCAAGTTGCCCGCGCCAAGACCGCTCGGGCACTTCAGGGCGCGGCCAGGCTCTTGCAGCCAGCCATCAAGGCTAGAGCCCCCCGTGCCAGCGGAACTCTGGCCAGCGGAGTCCAGATAGTCACGAGCCGTTCCGGCTTGTCGGTGCGGGTCGTCGCCCAGACGCCTGGCTCGGGATTGAGTTATGGCATCCCTGTTGAGTCTGGTGCTAGCCAAACCAAGGTGGCAATGGAGGGTTTGGTTAAGTGGGCTGAGCTAAAGCTTGGGAAGAGTGGTCTCGAGGCGCGACAGACAGCGTATGCTATTGCGCGTTGGAAAGAGCGAAAAGGCACTACTCCCAAGACCAACTGGTTCTTTGGGCCCTTTGATCGTTTGACTGCAACGATAAATTCGGCCTTTCTCGGCCCTGTTGGCGCGGCGATTGTCGCGGAGTTGGACCGATGAGTTGGGCAACGTTCAAAACGGCTCTAGTCAGCAAGGTCGCTGCCGTGGAGGGCACCGGAAGAGTCTATTCTTACTGGCCCTTATCGTCTGACGCACCGACCCACCCGAGCTGGCAGTCCTTGTTCTTACACGAGGGAGTCTTCAATTTTTGGTCGATCCAGAGGACGGGCTACCTCGAAGAGATTTCTGTTGACGATGAGACGGTGACTCTCGTGACGCACGAGGTTTCAATCACAGCGCTCCGCGCCTTGAAACTAGGCGCGGACGCCGAGTCTGCGTTTCAGGCGGCTCTTGACGCCGTAAGCGCGTCCTTCAGGACGGGACCTCGGACATTGGGCGGCCTGGTCAACACCTATTCGGTGCCGGATTTCCAGTCCATCACAGAGGTGTCGTTCCAGAAGACAGTCTCGGCATACAAGGCCGAGTCATCATTCCTCGTAGAGGAGATCCTTCGCGCGTGAGACCCATAGGACTAGCCATAGGGAACGCCCTTTTCGCCTGGCACGCGCCTAAGATTGCAGAGCAGAGCATAAGCCTGGTCTCCTATGGCTGGCGCCGAAACATGGCGACTGACCCCGTCTATCCGGCGGATCCGGTGACTCAATGCCCCAGGATAGTGGCTCGCCTGCAAACGGAAGACAATTTGGCCATGCCCGGCAAGGGCGTCGACTTTGATTTTGCTCTGAGCCTCTTCTACTACCGGATCCAGGTGCCCGGACAGAATCACCAGGAGCTTCTGATTGATGCTGTAGAGAAAATCAAAGACCCGTTGCTAGGAGAGTTCACACCGCCACCAGTCGCCATGGTCGGATGTGACTACCTGGCACCCATTCAGACGATTTACCACGCCGAGCTGCGACATCCCAGAATTGACGATCCGGCCCGGCGAGTCTCTGTTGCTGAAATAGTGATGGTCGGAAAGTCCCACAACCGAAGATAGGAGAGGTTATGTCCAAAGTTTTTCTAGTATACCAGTGCGACCCGAACGAGGGCCCGGAGCCAAAGCGTATCGGTTCGCCGTTCAATTTCGTTGTGACGCCCGGCGAGGCTTTCGAGTGCAACGAGCAGATGGCGAAAGCGCTGCTAGCGCAGTACGGCCAATTCAAGCAGGTCGATCCGCCGGCTCCCCTCGCGGGCCCGGTCCCTGCAGAAAAAAAGAAAGGTAAGAGCAAATGACTGTAGGATATGGAGTCGGCGCGGGCGTCGGCCTGGGCACGGAAGTTACGCCTGGGACCGGAGTTGCCCCAACCACCTGGCACCCGTTTACACAGGAGTCAGTTCAGGCAAAGCGCGACCTGGTAGAGGACGGCACAATCTACGGAGACAGATCAATCCTGTCTCGGCTCTACGGTCTTCGCAGCGGCTCAGGCGGCTTCACTACCGTGGTCGACGGATCGTCGTTTGTGCGACCCCTGTACTACTGGAACGGGAACGCATCTGGCGCCAGTACCAGCGCTGCTATCAGCGGCTTGATCACAGCTGCACCTACAGCAACCCCCGCAGCCGGGGGAACCCATGTGCCAGGTACCTACCTCTTTGCGGTCGCCAGCGTCTGGGAGCGCAATACCGATGGCCAGTTGTTCTACATGCCAGCCTCCGCAGAAGATTCAGTCGTTCTTGGCTCGGGAGATCTGACGGCCGACCTCGGTTGGGCTAGCCCCAGCGGCCTGAACCCACCGGACGGGTTCACCCACGTCGGAACGCTGATTTTCAGGAGCGAGCCGGACGGCGTAGCCGCGACAATGCGCGCGGTTCATTATGTGGAGGGTACGGCCAATAGTTGGTCGGATAGCGACCCCGCGGCCAAACCCCGGATCGCCTCTCTTTCGCCGTATTCGGCTTCGATCAGGATGCACACGTTCGTGAAGTCTTTCACGCCGGGCACCGACCCTCTGCCGGCATTCTCAACGACCGTGGTAAAGGACAACGATTTCAGCGATCGATTCCTGCTGTGCAAGATGAATCAGTTCACGCTGACCATGGGGGGCGGGAACAACCCGGTTACTGCCCAATTCGACATGATGTGCCGTGACTGGGAACGGGTAGCCAATCCCTCCATCACCCACAGCGTGCTGAACAAGATGATGGGCTGGCAGTCTCAAATCGCTGTCGACGGAGAGTACTCGGAAATCCCCGAGGGCTTCACTATCGTCGGGACCAACAACTGCGAGATGGTCCCTGGCACGTCCGGGAAGGCCAGGTATCGAGACGTTGGCTACGGCCAGCGAGCTATTACTGGCACGTTGACCAGAGGGTTCGAAGACCACAAGTTCTTTGACTTGATGCGCCAGGGATGCCGGTTCAATCTGCGGACATACTGTCACGGTGGGCACGTGGACAACACCGCGTGCGTGGTTCCTAACGCCCTGATCGAAGCCTACCCCTTCCAGTACTGCATGATCACCGACGTCTATCAGTGCAGCATCGGCCAGGCCGGCGGAAACGTGGGAGGCCCGGGACGAATCACCGAGGGGATCAACTTTTCGGCTCAGACCGACCCCAGTGAAGGGACCGAGCTGAAGATCAGAGTTTTCAACCTAACTGCGGGGCCGTATCAGTAATGCTACCTTTCGCCAACCCCAAAGACCACTCAACAACCATCCAAGCCGGAGGCAAAACCTGGGTGCTCAAACCCATGACTGACCAGGCCGGAATGGATTGGGTGAAAGCAACTATTGAGGACGGGCGAATCATGGCGGCGGCCCTGGGCGATACCGCCATCTCCGACGAAACGATCAGGAGCCTTTATATGCGAGGCTATGAGCGCACTGCTCAGGCTCTGGGCTGCGACATTTTAACTGCTGCAGAGATGACCGACCAGGAGCGGAGAGCTGTAATAGCCGCTCAAGACGTTCTGAATCAGACCGCTGTTATAGAGCCCTTCTTGACCATTGAACAGGCTGCCGCGCGCGCATTTCTGGGTATGCCCAGCAGTCCAGGGTAGGCAACAAAATAGGGTCAATCCGCGAGCAGTAGCGGGTCTCACATTTTGAGACGAAGCTGCAAAACAACCGAATACATACCTCGAGAGGGGATCCTGGAAACAGGGTCCCCTCTTCATTTTCTCCCGTACCAAAATGGCAAGAAATCGCTTAGAAATTATACTCTCTGGTCAAGTTAGGGACTTCAACGCCAAGTTGAAGGAAGCCCAGAATCAGGCCGATGAGAGCTTTGGCGCCATTGAGGGTGCGGCTCAGTCCGCTGGCGCCGCTTTAGCGGGCATGGCGGTCTCTGGCGCTCTATTGACGAAGTCTTTTGTCGATAAGGCCGTAGAGATGCAGCAGTACCGCGGCACTCTCATCGCGGTGATGAAAGACACCGAGGCGGCCGATATGGCTCTTCGGAAGATGATCGACTTCGCCGCGAAGACGCCCTTTGATGTCGCGGGCGTTGTCGCTGCAGGCGTGAAGCTCAGGACGTTCCAAGCTGACATCGACCGATTCCTCCCGCTCGCCGGTGAACTGGCGGCAGTTTTCAAGCGCGATATTCGCGATGCAGCTGATGCTGTTGGCAAGTCGTTTTCCGGCAGTCAGGATGGACTCACTCAGCTCGCTGATTCATTCGGAATCGCCAAGGCCGAACTTATCAAGTTTGGAGCGGTAAAGAAGGCAGATGGCTCCATCAAGACTGAAGGCGACGTTGACGCTCTAAACAAGTTGCGAGACGCACTGGAGAAGGTCATCAAGACAAAGTATGGCGGAGCGATGGAGCAGCAAGCTAAGACTGCCGCTGGAGCTTTCTCTAATTTGTCTGATGCCGTCGACCAGCTAAAGGCGGCGATGGGCGCGGAGCTGACAGATGAATTCGCCACCGTCGCAAAGTACCTAACGACTCTAGTGCAAGACCTGGGCGCCCTGCCCGACACGACGAAGCAAATGATTGCTTATGCTGTCGTCGCCGCTACTGCATTCGCAGGCCTTGGAGTTGCCCTGGCCGGAATAGCGTTAGTCATCGGCCCTCTTACGACAGCATGGAAGGGATTTCAGGCAATCAACGCCCTCACCACTATCACGGTGACCGGCTTGACGGCATCTATCTCGGCATCGACGCAGGCAGCCATAACGGGCAGTGCTGGAATGGCCACCCTGACGGGAGGAGTTGCATCTGCTGGAGCGGCCTCTGCGGCGACAACGATATCAATACGGGCTATGTCGATGGCTTTACTTGCTACGCCAATCGGCATTTTTTCGATCCTTGCCGTAGCTGCAACTGGCGCAGTTGTAGTGATGGGCCAGCTTAACAAAAAGGCCGAAGAGACCAGGGTCTCTCAGCAAAAGATGGCCGATGAGTTCAGAAACTCTAAGACCGCTATAGCCGAGGCAGCCACGGCGCTCCGCGAATATCAGGGCGACCTAGAAAAGGCGACAGAAGCCACCGTTGAGAGGTTTAAGAAGGCTGGAAAGACCGATCTTGATGCGGCCAAGGCTATTGACGCTCTTCGCGATCAGAGAGACAAGGCGCAGCTAGACGGAGACAAAGCGCGAGCGAACACTCTGATCGAGAGGATCAAAGTTCTTAGCGGCGTCCGCGAGCGACTTGCTGGAACTCAGGCAGAGAAAGACAAGGGTGCGCAAAAGGCCGCCGAAGACGCAAAAAAGGCCGAAGAGTCCCGCGCCAAGTCGCTGGAGGAGTATGAGAAGAAGTCCACGGCCGGAGTCTATGCCACCAAAGCGATCCAACTTGCCGCCTTGGACGAAATCCTCAAGAAGACCGGAATTTTCCACGCCGACTTTGAGAAGCTCTCGCTGTCGCGCGTCAAGCTGGCCCGGGAGGTGGCCGCCGAAGAGGTCAAGGCAGCCGAAGAATCGCGCAAGAAGTCAGTTGATGCCGCACTTCATGAGCTAGACGTTTTGAAGGCGCTAGACGACGACAATCTTCGAGCCCGAAAAGCGAAGCTGGAAGAACTTCTGTCTCTAACCATCTTCAATGCAGATGAGCGCAAGAAGCTGGAACTCGAGGTTCTGGAAACCAAGAGGCAGATTGCTGAGCAGGACGCGGAGACTGCCAAGAAGGCCGCCGAAGAAAAGCTCAAGGCCGAAGAAACAGCCGCAAAGATTCGTGTTGCCAATGCTCAGTCCGATAAGGCAGTAGCCGATCAAGAGTTGGAAATCCTGAACGAGCGGCTAAGCCGAGGCGAGGATGTCACCGAGCAGATCAAAGACCAGATTGAGGCCCGGCAAAAGCTCAACGAAGAGTTGATCAGAGAGGCCGCGGCCCAGGACAAGATCGGCAAGTCGGCAGCCGAAAAGGCGTCAATCGACAAGCAGGCCGCGGACGCCATCAAGATGTCCCAGAAGGATTCAGCTCGAGAATCTGAAGCCCTGGACCGCGAGGTAAACGAGCGCAAAAAACAGGAGACGCTCGAAGCTCTAAAGCTCCAGGATCAGCTCGCCAAAGCCAAGCTTGAGGCCGACAAGGATGTCACCCAGGGCGACCTCACCAAGACTGCCAAGGAGCGCCTCCTTCTGGCCGAAGAGCAGCTCCGGGTAGAGGCCGATCTGGCCGCAATGAAAGCGACTCCCGAGGCAAAGATTAGGATTCAGTCTCAGCTAGAGCTAGATATCTTCAACCTGCGCAAGTCCTCGACGGAAGAGCTAGCCAAAGCCAGTGAAGAGCTGGAGAAGGCTAAAAAGCGAGCCGAGGACCTCAAAGGCGCTACCTTGGGCGGAATCATGGGCCTGGACGAGTTCGTGAAGAGCACAAACGATGCTTTCGCGAAACAGCGAAACAGCGGAGAGCCGGCCGAGGACGAAGGTCTCACTGAGGCCGAACGCAACAAGGCAGCAAACCAACTGGGTGTGAACCCGAACGCTACTGTCCCTGGCTCCACCGGCCCGAGCAGTGGTGACTGGGGCGTATCGCGTCGCGATCGCGAAGAGGCCGAAGCCAAGGCCGCGGCGGAGGCGGAGAGAGCGAAGGCTGGAGACTCAGAATCCTCTGCCCCTCAACCTGTACAGCTAGCCGTGCAGGTCAACATCACTGCCCCCAACGGCCAGAAAAACAACGACTGGCGGGCGGCCTGGAAGACTTCGAGGGTGGGCGAATGAGTCTCCCCAATCGCTACACTTTGCGCCTGGCCGAGCGACGCCAGGCCACCGAGCGCCTTCCGGTTGAGATCCTAGAAGCCCTGGCCAGGTGGACCTTCAGCAAGCATCCGATCCCAATCTTCATCCAAATTTGTCCGACCGCTTATAAGGCGTTAGCAGATTTGGGACTTACCACTGTGCGCGAATGGCTGAGAAGAACCCTGATGCTAGACACCAGAACACCGATCATATTTGAGGTTTACCGATGAGCCTGCAGGCCTACCTAGAGCAATACAAATGCGAGAATCCGGCGATTGACGGCACCACGACCCCGATTGGTGGAGGCATCGACGAAGAGGCCCCCGTCACCGGCACAACCCTCAACGAGGTGCTCTTTCGTCAATCGGCCCAGCCAGCCGGCGGATCCGTAAGGGAGCAGCGCGCAAAGTGGTTCGTGAAGAACTCACACCCTACTGAGGATCTGCAAGAGGGCAAGATCTACCTTGCCAACGGGCTCGACGATTGGGCGATCAACAACACGACTTTTGGGGTCCAGAGCACCAGCGTTAGCGACACCGGGCTCAAGGTTAGAGCGATTGGAAATGACACCAATGGGGACCCGATCCAGCTAGAAACGAACGTCAACGGAACGACGCTTGTCGCTAGCGCGGACACCCTGACCGCCCTTCACTCAGCGGAGCTTAGAGACCAGGCCACGGGAGTTCTCCAGCCGGGCGCCGGCGGCATAAGGATCTCTCGAGGCGGGAGCCTTGTCCTCGGGGAGATTCCGCCCGGCCACTATTCGGCCACAAACGAATTCAAGATCTGGCTACCGGCCAGCCTCAACGATACAGGCACCGCGACGGACACCTTCACGAACCCGTCCGGCGCCAGCTGGAGTAGGCCGCGGACCGTGGAAACAGCTCTGGCTATCGCGAATAGCGGCACCCTAACAGCAGAGGCAGCCCAAGCAATCTGGCTGCTTTGGAGCCTGCAGCCCGGAACCCGACCGCGATTTGACCTGCAGTGTGTCATCGGGGTCTACGGTAGCGATTTCGAGGGATAGATGCCCACCGATTTCGTCGAGTTCTTCGAAGGGACAAGGGTCGACGCTGAGCACCTAAACGCATTTTCCGAGGCCATCAATGCGCTTGAGACCCGGACTCTTATCCGAGAGATTCTTTCGGGGATGCCTGATAACGTTTTAGCTAGTTTTTCGACTTCACAAGTCATTGCTCTTAACACGGAGACGGTCTTCGTGAACGGATTAGCCCAGAGACCAGCTGTCGACTATTCGACTAGCGGCGCCACAGTAACTTTCGTCGAGCCACCGGAGCCCGGAGACGTGCTTCAAATCACCTACAGCACAGGAGCGTAAAAATGTCAGTACAGATTACACGCCGTCAGATCACAGACGGAGCCATCAACAACGCGAAGATAGACGCGGCGGCCGCTATCGCCAGCACCAAGCTGGCTACCATGACCGCGGACCGAAACTTTGGTGGCTTCAAGGCCGTCAATTTGGCCGATGGGACGGCCGCCACCGACGCTGTTACCAAAGGCCAGTTGGATGCGGCTATCACAGCCTCGGCAGCCGGCCTGGCAGTCAAGCAGCCGGTCAGGGTCGCCTCAACTACCAACGTCTCTGGCACCTACGCTGCGACGGGGGGAGCTTCTGCTCGGGGGCAGTTTACCGCGATGCCTAACGCCCTCGACGGCGTCACCCTTGCTGCCGGCAACAGGGTGCTTTTGAAAAATCAAAGCACTGCTGCCCAGAACGGCATCTATGTCGTCACCACCCTAGGGACCGGTGCAAACGGCGTCTGGGACCGCGCCACCGATGCGGACGGTGACCCCGAGGTCACCGATGGCACCGCGGTCATGGTCGGCGAGGGAACCGCCAACGCCACTACCCAGTGGGTCCTGACCACCAACGCACCGATCACGGTAGGGGGCGCCTCTGGCTCCGCCTTGACCTTCGCCCAGTTTGGCGCTGGAGCGACCTATACGGCGGACGAAACAACGCTGACCGTATCGGCCAACCAGTTCTCAATCAAACCAGCCGGGGTTGGCACTACTCAACTGGCAAACACCTCGGTTACCACGGGCAAGATTGCCACCGGAGCCGTGACTGCCAACGAGCTGGGGACGAACGCCGTCACGACGGCCAAAATCCTCGACGCCAACGTTACTACCGCCAAGATCGCCACGGGCGCCGTGACTGCCAACGAACTGGCCAGCAACGCGGTGACCGCGGTCAAAATCCTGGCAGACGCGGTTACCACGGCTAAGATCCTCGATGCCAATGTGACGGCCGCGAAGTTGTCGTCAGACGCCGTCACCACAGTCAAAATTCTTGATGCCAATGTGACCACGGCCAAGATCGCGGGCAATGCGGTGACCGGCTCGAAGGTCAGCTTTTTGGCCCAGACTGTGACCGGGCTGGTCAATGGATCCAACACGAACTACACCATGAGCGGCACGCCAACCGCTGCCAGTCTTATCGTATGGCTCAACGGGGTCAGGCAGCGCCCGACCACCGACTTCACCTTCTCGTCTACGACCCTCACTTTCGCAACGGCGCCGGAAACGGGAGACGACATCGCCGTGTTCGGATTGGTGGCCTAATCGAATGAGCCAGACCGTCCGCGACGACCAGATCAAGATCACCAACCTTGCTAACGGGAGGCTGATCAACAACAGTGGCGTGATGAGCGCCGTCAAGGATAACCTGGCGGCCTCTGCCGCGCCAACGGGAGGTGACAACTTCGCGGCCGGCTGGTCCCTGGGCTCGTTTTGGCTTTACTCCGGAGTGCTCTACGTTTGCACTGGCGATGGAGCCTGGCTATCTTTCGCGCCTGGAGGAGGCGGAGGCTCCGGTGACGTTGTTGGTCCTGCATCGGCTGTTGATGATGCGATAGCAACGTTTGACTCCACCACAGGTGAGTTGATTCAGGACTCGGGGGCTTTGATTAAGGCTGCTGGGGGCGGTGCGGGCAGGTCTTTGCAGTTGGGAACTGCACCCCCTCATCAAGCCTTGGGTGATGTCACTCCTGCTGCAGGTTTGTCGGCGCTATGGTCTTCTGATGATTGCTATTTGCCTTCAGTTAGACACCTGGCCAATGGTACTTTTTCTAAAAGCCAGGTCTTACAGAACGCGATTAGACACGCCGATATCTCTTTTTGGAAACCGCCTGGGAACGGGATTAGTGTGCCGGGAGTGTTAGGCATGGGGGCTATGCAGACTACTGGAAATGCTGGGACGGCAAATGTAGTTGCAGGTGGCTCTAGGCTGCAGTATCGGACCAGGTTGCGCTATAACTCTGCAGCAACCGCAGGAAATCTTTGCGGGCAACACATGGGCGCCAATCAGTTTGCAAGAGGAACAGGGACTAGTCAAGGATTCTTCCTATGTGTCTATTTTGGCATAGTTACGACTTTAGGTAATGGTAGACTGTTCATAGGATTCTCTACTAGCAACAACGTTCCAAGCAACGTTGAGCCAAATACAATCACCAATATGTTCGGGATTGCAAAACTGGGAGGCCAATCTACTTTCTCTTTCATTAACAACGACGGTTCCGGTACAGCCACCACAAACCACACCTCTATAACTCCTACAGACAACACTCTGTATTGTTTGACTATTTTCTCGCCGCCGTATTCTACAGACATTTATGGCTGGCTAGAAGATTTAGAGAACGACGTTAGGCAAACCGCACATTGGACAACCGATTTACCAGCAACTTCAAGCCTGTTGTCCTATCGCGCCTGGCGTTCCAATAACACATCGGCAACGAGCATCTCGCTTGACATTTGTTCAGTGTACATGGAGAGGTATCTATGAACCTGACACTCCCGCCCGCTCTCATAGAGTGGACAAACGAAGCCTGGACGGAACTGCTCAAGGTTGGCGGTCTCGGTGCCGTCAAGTTTCGCGTCGTCGAACAGCTTCCGTTCGGCGCCGACGCACACGCCATGACCTGGCGCGGAGAGGTTTTGATCCGCCGCGAGTGGATTCAGCCTGTGCTCAACGACCTGGGCCCTAACAACGAGCTGAGCCTTCGCCACCTCTGGGCCGTTTCGACTCTCGCCTGGCACGAGCCGGTTCACGTGCTCGAGCAAAGGGGCATTGCCTGGCCCTTCTACCTGTTGCGCTACGTCTGGCAGTGGATCCGAGGCGGGTTCCGATATCGGCAGATAGCCGAGGAGGTCCATGCCTACGAGCATCAGGCCAAGCTGGCGCAGCGGTGGAGGAATGCTCCGCCGGTAGTGATCGACGGCTGGAGCTGGACGAGGCCGGCAGGCTAATCGTGTGCCTATTCAGCCTTATCTGCCCGCGCCAGAGTTGGTCAACTGGATGGCCGCCGGCTATGGCCGCGCGGGAGAGATGCGATGCAACGGGCATCTCATCAAACCGATTCACCGCGCCCAAAACCACGAAGTCTCGGTGGTCGAACTTGTCCATAGGTGCCAAAGTATGGCCGAGGTAAGCGCACTCCTGAATCATAGGGTCGAATCATCGACTCAGAGCCTCAGCCATGTGAGCCACCGATGCTCCGACATGTTCGACCAGGCCCTCCTTACGCATCGAACCCAGGCGCACAACGAGCTACAAGCGACTCTCGTACATCGAACGGAGTCACCGGGCCCGGAAACGTCTTCCGGCCCCGTGATGGGCGAGCCTCCGGAAGGTTCGAGCCGACCTCCGGGCGAGACCCACCCTGGTTTGTCCGAATGGGATCTCGCCTGGATGTTTGGGAAAGGCGACCTCGAGTGGTCCCTCTTCGGAGGCATCAACGCCAACATCGACATCACCGGCATCCCTTACAAGGTTGAGATCACCCACGGCCGATCCCAGTCGGCTACCTGGCAGATGTTGACTGTGGACCACACCGGCCAGTTCCACCCCCTGAAAACTGGTGGCGCTTATGCCAACGTCTTTGGCAAGACCAAAGACCACAAAATGAGGGCGGCCATTAGATGGGGCGGTCGGCTATTTGAGTACACTGGATTCGCTTCAGGATTTGGGCATTCACGACAGAACCGTGACGGCGGCTGGTTCAAGGATCTCGCCTGGCGCGGCATTGACGAATCGAGGCCGCTATTCTTGCCCAGCAAGAGCATGCCCACGGTGCGCTCAACCAGGAAGGGGGTCGCCAGAAAACTCCCCACGGCGTTAGAGATTGTGCAGGCGGCCGGACTGTCACTCAGCGGGCTTAAGGACGGCCCGATCCGGCTTTTCCATCGCCAGAAGGGCACCTATGGCAACTTGCTGGCCCGCCTGATCGAAATGGACGGCCAGGAGTGGCACATGGTGGGCAAGACGGTCCGTGCCTACGACTCCTGGAAGGGAGAGGGGTCCGGCTTCACTTACTCGGCCGAAATCCCGGTCCGCTCCGAGACCTACGAGTCATCCATAGCCGACGTTAAGACCCGTGTCCAGGTTCGCCGTCTGAACGAGGCCGACAACGGCGGAGCTACGGAAGAGCCGGAAGTTTGCATCAAATTCGGCAAATACAACAAGACCTTCAGTCCAGAGCTGTCGGGCGTCCAGTGGGAAATCATAACTCAGACCCAGGGCGTTTTCTCGGATTTCATCTTCCGTAACGCCGCGGGCAACGTTATCTCGGTGCGGAACACGCGAGGAGGCGTTTGGCCAGTCTTCCTGCTGGGTGCTCCTATCACTAATGCCGCCTCTGTCGAGTATACCTTCGGCGCTATGCCTGGAGTCATCGGCGAAGAGGGCTACGGTGAGATTGTCTTCACTGGCTCCACCGCTGATCTCCCCAACCAGGATGACCTACCTGAGGAGTTTCAGAGTGAGTTCTTGGTTCCGGTCATTGACGACGAGCTGGAGGATCTGTTTGGCGAGATTCTGGAAGAGATGGACACCAACGAGCAGATCGCGACGCCCTCCCAGGCGGCGAGCTTTGGCCGCGGCTACTTGAATCGCCTCAAGGCCGCCCTCTTTCCCTTGAACATCACTGTTCCCCTAAATCCGGCCATCATTGACGGCACGCCAATCACCATTATTGACCAGGTTCTCGGCATCACCCATAAGAGGCCGTGCATCAATTCGACTCATGTTTTTAGTGACAATCCGGCCGAGCGCCAGACGAGTTTTGTGATTGGAGGATATCTAGGATGAATCAAGCTCGCATGGAGTTCAGCAGGTTTGCCCGCTTCGAGATGACCACCATCTCTAGCGTAGATCTTACCGACCTAAACTCAGGGATCGACACCAACACGGCAGGGCGTGAAGCCGACAGGACCATGGTTGGCACCGTTATTGGCGCTAGCTTCGCTCCTGGTGATCGCGCTTTGATGAGCGGCGGGGGAGAGAATGATGCTCCTTTGATCTTCGCAAAGAGTCCCTACCTTTTCTAGCGCATGAACTTTGGTATCGCTATTCGCGTCGAAAACCTGTCTCAGCCGGAAAGGGACGAGCTTGAGGAGCGACGTCGGAAACTATCCTTTGAGGCCCGCGAAAAGCGCCAGACTCAAAAAGGCAGGATTGTTGCTCGCCACGGATACCTTTACGACGTTCTAATCCCAGGTCGAGAATACCCGTACACCTTGGTTCCTCCGACCGAGCCGGTCAAACTTAAGGTGGGCTCTACTGTGACGCTTGGATTTGTCGAGGACAACCCAGGCATTCCGTTCATTCTGGCGTTTCGTAAACGCCGAAGCGTTCGCCAGCTTACAGAACTGTTGCCCGTAGAAGGAGCCCTCTGGACTCACTTCCTACAAAACGGAGGCCGTAAGGGTCGGACGACCTGGACACCGATTCAGTTGCAGAATTTTCGTTCGATGTCGGATTTCTACGCTCCGGGAGCGGAACGCTTGGTCCGCGTCTGGGGAGCAAAAATCTACGCCGATATTTTCGGCGGCATCCTCGCCTTCATGGAGGCTGGCGGTCAATATTTTGGCTTTGACTACCCCTTTTATTTTTGCGCCGGCGCACCGATCGATATGGTGCTGGACGAGGGCGAAGACGGGGTGATGTACGTCCTCGCCGGCTCAGGTGGTGGCGCTGGCATCATCGAGAAGATCGACCCGGTCACGCAAACCCAGATCCTTGCCGCGGCACTAGGCTCAGGATCGGTAAGCACTGGCACGGCCAACTATCGGCCCATACGCACCAGTCTCTTTCTCTCGCCGACGTTCACGCCTGAGGGGGGCGAAGAAGAGGACGCATTCCCGCCAACCTTTGGCTGCCTGTCGAGCAAGCCGCACGAGGCGACAGGACAGCCGACTCTGCACCTCCACGTGTTTGACCGGTCCTCCGGTGACTCGGTATCGCTGCAGCGGATCGAACAGGGCCCTCCTCCAGAGTTTGCAACTGGCGAGCGTTACCCGCTCGTATCCTCGCCTGAAAGCGCGGGCGGGGCCGTCGGCTGGCGCAGATTTGAGCTTTGGTCGCCCTCGTTGCTTGGTGGCGACCCTATCGTCGACGAAGCCGGACTCCCTTACTACGATATGAAAATCCGTCCAGAGTATCTGGACGGGAGAAACACGACCCAAGCTGGCAGAATCCTTTCCCCGTTTGCCCGCATTGGGGAAGGTTGGAGCAATATCGGACTCGGGATTCCGCCGGTCTTCCCCCGGGACCCTGTTAACTGGACAAGCACGTCCTCGCGAGATCTTTACTGGGGTATCGAGGGCGAGGACTTTGCCGATCCCCCAATCCTCACGCTGCCCACAGACTGCACCGGCATCATACAATGCACGCCCTCGATTGTGATTCCTGCGTGTACGGTGACTCCCGGAATGGTTGCCCACAAGGTTGACGGAAGCCGGGCCTGGGAGGTCAAGGGCTGGGAGCAGGCTGACGACGAGGGGGGCGGCGCGGGGGCTATTCAGACGCGAGACTTCTACAGCCCTCTCTTGGCCCACAACGGCCGACTAGCGGTCATCACTCGCAGGGCGCGGTTCCTGACCATAGACATCACCGAAATTCAAGCGACTTCAACCTTTGAAGACTTTTTCGACACGTCTATACTGCTGACCAGCGGGCATCCTTACTATGGCACGCGGAGCTACCCTGCGGGATTCGTCGAAGGCGAAACTATGAGGGCTAGAGTCCTAATCTCTGTCGAGGACAGGCTCGAAATTTTCACGGCTACCACAGGAGAGAAGACAGCGTCGCAGCCGCTAACGGCGGTCAAGATCACGTCGAAGGCGCACTACCCTGGCGCGAACTTGGGCACAGAAACGGGAGCATATTGGACGTACCTCCTGGACGACACGTTCATTTTCCCTTATACCGGGCCGACCTATCTCGACCTCTATGGGCCGGTAGGCCCGCAGCCTCCAATCGAGCCTTACGAACAGGGGCGCACAGACTACTATACCCAACCGTGGCTGCTACCGTTTTCCAGGAAGATAGCGAGCGGGAACTATAATCCCGAGACAACCAGGCGGTCGACCTTTAGCGCTGGTGCTCGAGGAGCAAATCCTTCTTGGTTCGTGTTCTCAAGTGGCGAGATGGCGGTCGCGGGCCCTAGCGGCTGGAGCCTTCGCAGGGAGGCCATAGAGTTCGAGACCTCTGCTGACGCCCCTCTGCTATTTGACAAGGCAAGGGCCTGCGTCTCGACCAGCGGTTCTTTGTTGATATTCGGCCCTGTCGACACGATCCCAGCTCCCGCACTGGACGAGGGCGGGGACATCCTCCTCGCGGGCGCCCGTCGCGATTTTGGAACCGCCGGGGTAATCGCCAACGACGAAGAGGATAACCCCATTGCCTCGTGGTCGGGCGGCAATTTCGCTAACGGATACAGGCACAACGTCACGCTAGGCGGCCCCTACAACAACAGCCGGCGGTGGGTCGAGGCCCGATCGCTCACTACCGGAGAGGTCGCCTGGCGGCACGAAATCCCCGTGGCGGCCGCGCCCAAGTTTAGTCACCCTTGCTGCGGTGGTGGCAGGCTCTATCTCCACTACGTCGTGTCGGGGGTGCATCGGCTGAGGGTCGTTGATGACACGGACGGCAGTCTGATAGGCGACTCTGCGGTGACGCTCGAGAGCGGGTCCGGGCCCAACGATCCCAGATTCGTAATCCTCTGCGGGGATGTCGCGCTAGCCGTGACGGATGGCATCATTCTGTCTATCTTGCCAGAGTCTTAGTTGCTGTCGACCTTCTACCTATCTTCCAAAAAGGAGCAATAAGTGAGTCATTTAGCCGTTATAGGTGCCATGCTCTCAGGCCTCGCGACTCTTGTCGGGGCAGTCGGAATCCTGATCGGGAGGATATGGGGATCCTGGTCCGATCACGTCGTGGCCACCCGAGATCTACAGGATCGACTAAAGCGGCACGCTGACGAAAAGGCTCAAGAGGCGAAAGACGCTGAAGCCCGGGCAGATGCCGAAGAGGAGCGACGGCGGCGCGTTGAGGACGAACGAGGAGAGCTTATCAGCAAGCTTAGCTCAATGGAGAATGAACTGGGCGGCGTTCGCCGCGAGCTGGTCGAAGTGCGCCAGCAACTGGAGCGCCTCCTCGTCTCTCACGGCGACCTTGAGGCCCAGCATGAATCCGACCAGGTCCTCATAGAGGAGCTGGAGCGCGAACTCGCTGAGCGGGATCAGGCGATTGAAAGTTTGGAAACCAAGCTCACGGCGGCTGAATGCTTGGCCGAGACGCTATCCGAGAAAGGACAGACACCATGAAACCCTACCTTTACCTAGCACGCACCAAAACCCGAGAGGGGGGATTGGAGCTTCTGCGCCTTCACCTGATCCACCCAGAGGTGAAGGGCAAGTCAATCTTGATCAACTCTGGAGCACCTGGCGCCCAGGTTTTTCGGGCCCATGACGACCCCTTGGCCAAGGCCGGCTCTCTAGAACCTCTGCCAGAGGGGCGCTATGCTATCTCTCTCCCCATCTATAGAGAGGCTGGAGAAATCTGGCCAGCAGGGATCGGTGACCGGACTATGCCGCTGACACCGTTGGATCGCCTAGTCGGAGGCCGCTCGGCCTTCGAGATTCACCCCGACGCGAACCGCCTGACATCTCCTGGGTCAGCTGGATGTCCCTGTACGATCACCACCGAGGACTGGGGCCGCGTAGCGTATTGGGTAGCCGAACTAAAGGCGCGAACCTTTTATGTCGACTGGGGCCTGGGCAAAGTGCGTCTACCGGCCGGCCACAAACTAGACAGCGCAGAAAGCGAACCATCTACCAAGACAACAACGGTAAATCTCGATGGCAAAAAGATCGGGGAGGCCCTGCTGATTGATGGCACTAGCTACCTTTCAGCCGTGACCGTCGCCAAATTGCTTGGCCTTGGTCACGCCTGGGACGCCAAGACCAAAACTCTGGAGCTGACAAGATGA